GGATGGGGCAAACATTAGCAAAGTATAAACAGCCATGAAAATCAGCACAGCGGTTGCCATTCTTCTTTGCGCCGTGAGCTTGCGAAGTTCAGCCGCTTCTTTTTTTTCTTGAGCTTCTACTGCGTGTAATTTTTCATATAGAGCGAGTTCGTCATCATCAACAACGCCATCTCCATCGGCATCAAGGTGCGCATATTCAGAGTCCTTTTGCAGCCTTTTTTGTATCATTTCATAATGCCCGTGCGCATTTGATCCGCTAAATGAACAGCCCTAGATTTGACTGTTTTAGCCCATCTGGAATCAAGCATCTGTTCAGCCGCCTCATCGTATGATCCCACCTCTAAAGCGGCTATCATTTTTCTGAACTGGTCGAAGCGGTTTCCCATGTTGAAAATCATATTCATTATTACGATTTGCCTTGGCTCGTCTAATTTATCCCAAAAAGAATAGCCCTGCGCTTTTCTCAAAACCCAATCCAGATCGTTTATAAGCAAAGCCTTTGCCTCGTCCTCAGAGATGCCCCTGTCGGCTGTTAGAAGCCTTCCTACGCCGATTGTAGGGTTTCCCAGAACAACCGTATCTTTTTCGATTGGCTTGCCCGTTGCATCGTCATAAACCGCTAAACGCAAGCCCTCATGCTCTGCCAATTGATCGGCTAATCTTTCTAAAAAATTCATTCAAAAACCCTATTTTTATAGAAACAAAAATATTGCGACTAAACCCGCAGTGAGTGCGCAGATTGCAAACACGACTGCGCCCCCAACTTCAAAATCGTGGACAAGTTTGTCGCGCCTTTTTTTTCTTTCGATCCGCTCTGCTTTTTCGGCTTCTTTTTGTTCATGGATTCTTTGAGATCGAAGCGTCACTATAGAAGCCCAAGTTCCGTGACCAAATCGATGATCTATTAGCTGTCTCATCGTGTCCAATTCTTCCTCGGCTAACTTGGCATCGATGACCTCATGGGCTACGGATTTGTGTGAGTTAGCGTTGCGCTTCGCGGCATGAGCTTGATCACGACCATCAAATAAATTATCGATAGCGCTAGCCATCTCACCAATATCTTTGGCTGTATCTATATTGCTTTTGATAAATTCGACTCCACTGCGAACAAGCGCCAAGCCAGTGAGTACCTCTGTAACAACCATTAGACAATCAACGTTACCACTGTTACAGCCGCTCCGATTACGCAGATAGTAGATACCATCGTCAACCCTTCCAAACGCCACATCCGCTTATTCATATCCTCTAGTTTTTCAACGAGACCTTTGTATCTCTCTTCGCAGATCATTTCGTGCGCGGTAAGTTTATCCATAGAAATCTCACGTTTTGATTATATAATTAAGGATGATTGTAGGCTGTACGTTGTTGTGTGCTGAACCAGAACCTGTTGTGCCTGTTGAACCTGATGAAGAAGATACAGACGTTACAGCAGTTCTGTCATTTGAACCTGCAAAGATGGTTGAAGAGCTAGCACTTACGCTTGTAATCACACTGCCGTGAGAGTGAGAGGCGAGTTGAGCTTCCAACAGTGCGTGGGTTTCAGCACCACCTGTTGCACCTAGAACGTCACCATCTAGCCCTCCAGTTTGATCGGTGAGCCTGTTAGCACTTGCTCCACCCATATCGTCTTGACCCGCAATAGTTCTTCCTCGAAGGTCTGGGAGATTAAATGTAGACGAGCCATCGCCTACTCCATAAGTAGTAGAAATCGCAGAGAAAAGTGTTGAATAAGTCGATCTGCTTATTGCCTGTCCATAACACAATAAATATCCGGATGGGGCTGATGTACCGCCATAAGGCAAAATCAACCCACTTGGCAAAACAAACTCTGTAACTGTACTCCAAGAAAGAGTCGCCGAGCCGTCAGTTTTTAAAAATTGACCCGCTGACCCATCCCCATCTGGAAGGGTGAAAGTGGTGCTTGTTGTAACGCTTGAGGGAGCTTGAAACTTTAAAAAATGTGATGCGTCATCATCTTGAAAATGCAAAACATCTAGACCCGTTGTTCCCGCAACAAAGTCTTTTAGCTGTTTCATATTCTCCCTGAAAGCATCGTTTACGCTTGCAGGGGTCATTGCATTTTCGGCTAATGATATCCCATTCAGCTCAGTATTAGACGAAGCCGTTGCGGAATATTCGGTTAGTTTTACTCTTGCCATCTTTTACCTCTCAGATAATAAACCAGTTGGAACAGAACCCGCTGAAGGAGCTAGTAATCTAATATTAGGCAACGTTGACGTTGCTAAGTTTCTGGTGACTCTGTTCATCAATGGCTGATATGCCCCACCAACTAATGCGCTTGTTGGGAGCGCAATCATTGGATCTAGTATAGTAGCCCCGCCAAGAATACCCGCACCCAAAAGTCTGTCAGTTGTTCCGCTGTTTCCTAATTTTTGAGGAACAACCCTTTGAGCCGCTACTGCTAAATCTTGCAAATCCGCTTTACCCCTCGCAAAATCACCTTTTCTCAAAGTTTTATCTGCTTGTCTTACGCCGCTTAATAGCTGACTTGCAGTGAACTCTCCCCCATCTCTTGCGGCTGAAATAGTTGCGGTTTGCATCGGCAACAATCTTTTAAAACTTCTGTCCAATCCATCTAATGCTTTTTTCTGTGCAGGATTTTTTGATTTTAAAACCTGACCTAGCGATATGCTTGCCGTTTGAAAAGCCTCTCCTAGTTCACGTTCTGGCGCATTAGGGGATGACATAAAATCCCTAGCTTTTTTTCGTAATTCGCGTTGAGCTTGTTTAAAATTATCTCCGCTAATTGCTTGATCATCTGCCATTTTCCCATAGATTCTATCATCTATAAATTTTAAAAAAGTTTTCGATTGGTCTGGGGTTAACGTCTCCGCTTCAGATAAAACCACATCATCAAAAGTCGAAACCAAATCTTTCTTATTTGGTAAATCTAATTCTGGAAGTAACTTTTTGTATCCCGCGTCTATAACTCTGGCTGTTTCTTCAAATAAATCTGTGCCTGTCTTACCTTTTAGACTCACATCTACATCGATGTGTTTTAACATTGGATCTAGCACTTCTTTTGCTACCACCTCATCAAAGTCTAATTTGGCTTGATTTCTTGCCTGCTTAATTGCACTTCCCGCAAAAGGTAGGCTTGTCGCCATCTCCTCAAGTTTATTTATAGAACCCCCAAAAGTCTGCCCAGTGGTCAAACCGACTCCTTTGTCTAAAAGTTTTTTTGCCTCATCTTGAACAACTGGCGCGACCTTTGAAACCAACGCTCCACCGCCTGCCCCAAGTGCGCCTCCAATAGCTTTTTCAGATAAACCCTCGACTGATGTATAGTCACCCTCAGACGATCCAACACCACTTGCACCACCTAACAACCCGCCTACTTTTGCCGCGCCTGTTACGCCTAATCTAGCTAATCCTGCACCGCCCAACAAAGCTGTCGGGATAGAACCCGCTATTTCAGAACCATAAGCTAGAACTCGTCGGTCTTTTCTATATTGATCAATTTCCTCTCTTATCTCATCAACGTTTTTCCCTGTGATAAGAGATTCAAGTTCATCACCAAAACCAAATAATAAACCCTGCCCTAAAGTTGACCTTATAAAATCCCTAGATTCTTCTCCGAGAGTGCGCCCAGTATCTTTAATAAAACCTTTTTCACTGTCCCTTGTTTTTGTTGCCGATAAAGGCTTTAGTTTTTTAGTCATCAATCATCCTCTATTATATTCAATTGTCCATTCACTAAAACATAAGTTCCAACATCGAACTGATCTAAATCAGCATTTGGTTCTATAACGATTGGATTTAAAACTGAGCCACTTTCAGGCAAGTAATTTTTAATAATATTAGCACTGTTCAAACCATAGGCTGTTGACAGGTTGGAAATGTCATCAACTAACTCTTGTTGGCGTGGGGAATAACCTTTGAACTGTTTAAGAGCGGCATCATAAAATTCCCCTCTTTGAGTGTCATTTAATCGAGTTCCTTTGAGTGCCATGTTGTAAGCATTCATCACTCTAGAAGGAACTCCCGTTGCGTTTTGGGCTGTAGCAAATTCCCCCTCTCTTACAACTGATCTAGGGTCTATTGTTTTCATAAAACCAAAAATTAATGCAATATCGTTTGCCGCAGATTTTTCTGGATTTAAAACTGCGTTTGTTACTTTCTGAAATCCCGTTCTAGCCTCTAAAAAATCTTTCGACCCATCAGTATAAAGCTTCCTAACTTTGAGTTCAGATTCCATTTCTTTTTGTTTTTTCTCGGCATCGGTTTTTGCTGATGCTCTGTCTTGTGTTAACTTTTGCAAATCAATGCGAGTTTGAGTCAAAGACAATTCTCTGTTTTTAAAATCATCATCAATAGCATCTCTTGAACGATCATAAGTCAACTCATTGGAATATCTTGTATCAGCAAGAGCGTCTCGCGAAGCTCTGTAATCATATTCTTTTTGCAATCTTTCTAATTCTTCTTTTCTTTTTTGAGCTTTTGTAAATTCTTCCATACCTTTATCTAAACCAGTTGAAAACGCACTTCCAAAAGAGACAGGCTTTCCAACTTGAGGCGCACCCCCTGCCAATAATCCAGAAGCTAAACCCATAATCCCCTGCGTTCTCGGATCTTGAAAATCAGACCCAAGTAATCCGCGCATTCTTTGACCACCACCAATTGCCATTTAACTCATCCCCAGTAAACCGCCGCCAATCGCGCCGTATAATGGATTAAACCCAAGTGCGCTCGATAATTGCGCACCACCTAAACCACCGCCTAAAAAAGACGCGGCGGGAGAACTAAAAACAGGCTCTATAGTGTTTGAGCCTATTGTTCCACCTCCAACAATTGCCATGTAATCCTTTAGTTTTTGCGCATCGACATTCTGCTCAAAATTGAATCTGTTTACCTGATCCTGAAGCTCTGCTTGCGCTTGGGCTTCTCTAGCCGCACCAACGCCCGAAAGTTGCTCCAAATCAAGGTTTTGGATTGCAGGCGCAGATGCAAGTGCCGAGAGTTGAGCATTTAATGCGGCAGGGGCTAATCCTGCGGCTAATGCTTGCTGATTAGCACCTGACCCATATCTGCCACCGCGCTGAAATTGAGAGTTAACACTATCAATAATTGGCTGAAAAGCCGCCATCTGAAGCGGATTAGTTCCCATTAAGTTTTGCTGAACCACGCTTTGAGCTTGAGCCGTTAGACTATTTGGATCTAACGCTCTGTCTCTTATCCCAGACAATGCCATTTCGGATTCAGGCGAATAACCCACAACTGTCGATGATGGATAAAACATAGGCTTATCTGAATCAAATTGTTGCCTTGCCTGTTGTAGCCCAAAATTTAAATAGGGCATTGCATAGCTTGGGGGATTTACTTGTGTGTTGACTGTCTGCGATCCGCCGCCGCCGCCACCTTTACCCATAATTTTTTACTCCTACTGTTCCTGCTTCAACGAAGCCGTCTAACGCCTTGATCCACCCTCTTCGACCAACGATCTCACAAGCAACACAATCCCAATCTTTCGACCATTCAATTGCGTCTAATTCAATTTTTTTGAGGGTTTGAAGATTCCCGCCTGCTAACCAAAATCTCAAGGTTCTGCGCTTGGGGTAATCTATTATTTCTGTAATTAAAGCGGCATCATCTGCATAAAAAAACTGCGCATCGCCTGCTATAACTGTTTTAACTATATCATAAAAATCATGCGTACCATGAGCATATTCTAAAGCATCATCAATGAATTTCTGACTAGAATTAATCTTATCCGAAAACGCAATATCCGTAGGTTCTATCGGTTTGTGAATTATTTGCATGAGTGACTGTAAAACTGCCCTTCGCTCTCGCACTTATAAAAATTGTTCCGTTGCCAAACTCCGCAGAAGCGTTAGCAGTTGTTGGCATTAAAAGTATTACGCTGTCCGATCCCGCACGATCCTCTGTGACTTGCGTGGAAGCCGCGCTTGCAGTGCAAGTAAAAACACCCGTAGAGTTTACCTTGCCATCTAAAATATTATTTACGACCTCGGAAACTTGCCTATCCGTGAAATTCGTAGGCGGCAAGCGAAGGTAATTAGTAACCCGTGTCATCTAGCACCGAGAGGCACAGACTCGACCTCGACACCTTGCGCAAAATTCCAATCGCCTGTTAAGTTCATTCTAAAGCGATGATATCTGCCCTGCGCTCGGTGGTTTGAAAAACCATCAGCCGAGACAGATTGAGCCGTGTCAAAGCTCACAACCTCATTTTGCAAGTCTCGCGTTCCCACCTGAAGTTGCACAGTTCCCTCATTGAAGTAAGGCACAATCCTATTAACAACTGAATGCCTTCCAACAGATAACGGAATCTCATTCGTTTCTATTAAAGCGGCTTTTGTTGATCCCGTGAACGTTTGAATTTTCTTATCTTTACCACCGCCGAAGAAAAACTCCCCGCCTTTTAAACTCGATGAATCCAAGGTTATATTTATAGCATCTAAGGTGCTTGCGATATTTCCGAGGCTCTCCATAGTATAACCCGCTGTGAAAATCGGAGCTAGTGTTGTGATCCCTGAATAGATTGCATAAGACCATTGATCGAGTGCGTAATTGTAAAATAGTAAATAATCTGAAAAACCATCTGGGCTAGAATTACTTGGAAAAGACCAAACCGCTAATTGCCGCGATGGGTCAACGCTTGCCGACATATTATCCGCGTTGTTGGATTGGAAGTTTTCAAAGAACCATCTGTCAACTTTTTCAGCTCCAATCGGTCGAGTGTTTTGACCATCAAACGAATAGAATCCATCTGAACTCAAGAAAAACGTCATATTCCCAACATTGCAAACGCTGTTTGGAAAAGCACAACCTCGGCTAGATTCTACCTTGTCTAGCTGATAAATTAAAGGCGTTCCAACATAGGTTGCGCGAACGATACCTCGCTCTAGTAATATCGTGCAGTATTCACCCCCGACCAATCCAGTGATTTTTCCACTGCCAAAAATATCCTGAAAATCTGCCTGATTTGTTCCAACTGTCCAATCGGTCTCCACCCCTACACCAGACCAACGAACTCTGTTATTTTTTCTGCCTGCACCTTCATCGATATCAGCCGTCCAGATCTGATCGCGAACAACTGTAATATAATTTGCATTCGGGGCGGCTGAAGATAGACCAGAAAAGGTTGAGTCACTCGCAAGATTAAACTTTTGTATATCTTCGCTAACACCGCCCGCTGCTATTACAACATCCCCAAATTGAACGAATCTCCATCTTTCCTCGCCTGTTAAGGAAAATGTACTAGATCCCGATATATCGCTCAAAGATGAATCAGCACTTAAAAATTTGTATAAGTTGGTGTTATCTCCCGCGAAAAGAGTCACACTTCCTGTTGCATTTTTAGCCGCGAATATGCCCCTGAGTTGATCAGTAGCCGCGCCAGAGATCGGAGCTAAATCTTGCGTTGATCTGAACCCTGCCGCCGCAGGAATAACGTTTTGAGCTTCAGTCGTTCCGCCCTGAATATCAGGCTGATCAGGAAGCCACTCGGCAAATTTTATCATTGAATATTCCAACTTTGTGAATCAGGGTTTTTTATTATCCAATTTTCTGCACTTGGCGAAATACCATTCCAAACTTCTGAAGGTGATACAGCGTTTTCCCATAAAATTTCCCCAAACTGTGATGTGATAAATTGAGTAGACATTGTTTGCGAGCCAAAAAATATAGCTGTTAAATTTTGACTTTGTGAAAATTTGGATACTATGTTTGCTGATGCTGTTAATATTACATCACCAGAAGATGTTTTAACAAATAAAGTAGCAATATTACTGGTTGCGTCTTTAAATACAACTCCAGAGCCACTCAAAGTGAAATCCGATATGATAGTTGCAGATAAGGATTTAACTACGCTTGAGCTTTGACTAGTTACAAAATTAGCAATCTGTGTTGAAGACAAACCCAATATACGAATTATGTTACTTGTTTGTAAAAAATTTGCAGATAAAGATACGGATAATTTTTGGAGTCTGCTTGCGTTTGTAGTTTGTGAAAAATTTGCTGATTGATTTGAAATGCCATTGAGAATGAAATCGATTGATGAAGATTGAGTAAAATTCATAGAAATGTTTGTTGTTCCTGATAATATACCAACTCCAGCAGATATTTTACTACTAGTGCCAATCATTCTACAACTTCCAAGATGAACTTGTGTAACTTGTGTAGCAAATGGGGCTTGTGAAAAACTTGCAGAACCAAACATAATTTTTCTACCCCCAAACCTTAGTGCTACCTACATAAACCGCAGTCACTTGAGTTGAGCCAACATATATTGCAGATGGTGTTGTTGAACCAATACGGATATTTGTAGCTCCACCACTACCACCAGAAGAACCCCCACCACCAATCGCACCACCGCCAGAACTAGTTGCTATACCACCAATGTTAAAACCAAGTGAGCTAACAACTAAACTTCGATAGTACCCTAATGAACTTACGACAGGCGCAGACATCAGTAAGTCTCAATTTCAGCGGAATGCAAGTGAAACTTCTGAGCTATAGTAGCACTCTTCTCGAATGCTAAATGCAAAGCTACTAGAACACTGGTTATTTTTGTTTGACCTGATGTTGGCACACTATCTTGAGAACCACTGTTACCAGATAGATGTGAATACACTATAGTCGGTGTAGAGCTAGTATTTATAGTGTGATTTCGTGCTACAATACCTACATTATTAGGCACTGCACTATTTCTAAAATGAGCCACAGTTGTCAGTGTTCTAGAAGTTGCTGTGCCAGTAGTCTCGTAACTCATTGAAACTTTTAAACGCAAGTTATCTG